TGATCTATACCAGGTGATTCAGGTGCAGGACTTTCTTTAGTGCCTTCTCTATAAGTATCAACGGCCATAGCCCCAGCCGCACCACCAAACATAGGACCTAAGACATTTCTAACTGGATCTTTTCTAATTTGGTTTACGTTATTGCTAAAATTACTTGTTGCGCTTGCTATGTTTTGTACTGCATGGCCCATTTATATATCCTTCATTAAGAAAATAATATTGCTACCTAATGATTCTAATTTAAAACCAAACTTTAGAAACTTTGCCATATTTTCATCTTTATATTTGCATAGTAAAGACACAGATCCTAAAAGCTTCTTACATCCTTTAACTTTTGCCATAGAAATTATAGTTTCCATAAGCTCTTTACCAAAACCATTATCTCTAAATTCAGATCTTATATAAAAGTCTTCTAAGTAAAAAATTTCATCAGTGAATGAATAAACAATAAGGAAGTTACCACTTTCAATGACTTCCTTACTATAAACTTCTTTCATATAATCAGCATAAATGCTCAAAATTTACCTCAAATTAAAATTATTGTAACAGTTGTTGCTACCGTACAGGTTAAATATATCTGTGAGTCATTATCAAGCGAAGCGGTATGAAACACATCACAAGACACAGACTTATCAACAACAAAAAACTTTAAACCCTTACTTCTCATGCCGTGAGTAATATATTGGCCGACATTAGCAGTATTAAACACTACAGAAACAATTTGAGACATAATATTATCACCAAACTCGACATTCCCATTAATAATATTATTTAATTGCTGAATGCATTGTGCAGTATACTTAATCAAGGTAGGCAAGTCTGATATTCTACCAAGATCGGTCTGTATGGTCATGCGAGACATAACTAAACCTTCCTTTGTAATCTTGATTCGATTGTAAACCCATGTATTCTAAGCACTGAGTTACTAGTATTTACACTTATCATTTCATAAGCTAAAGACTTTCCACTTATGCCGTAATCAATTCTTTCTTGAAATGCGCCTAAGTTTAAAGTCGTAGCAAGAACAATACTTGTTCCATAATCTTGATAGAAATTAATCTTACTTGATAAAGTCGCACCTAAATTATCAGCATTTACATAAAGTCTTCTAAATTGCTTTTGTACTGAATCACCCATGTCATGTAAATATCTTGTCTTGTAACTTAGAGTAATGCCTGAGCCATTATCACTTAAAAAGCTTGCGCTAAACCAATTTACTCGGCCATTGTAATCACCATAGAATAATCGCTTAGTATTATTATACCCTTGGATCTCTGCAAACAAATTTGCATTATATCCTGAGTGAGTAGTCCAACTGTCAGCTACATAATCATACACTACAGTTAAGTTATTAGTTGTTGAGCCATCAACTGGAATAGCAAACAAAACTTGATTACGTAACTTATCATGAGCACCACAAGCGCAAAGTAATGCTGAATTATAATTCATACGATCAAATATAGGTTGTACTTTTGGCGAAACGTAAACCAAGTTTGCACCGTTATATTGAAATACGCCCTTACGATCTAAAAATAACATAACGTCATCAAATAAAACTGAGCACCTATTATTTAAGCACCCATAGATATTTGATATTTCTTGTACAAAGAAATTTGAAGGATTATCACCAACAAGAACATGAAAACTGTTTTTCTTAAATATATAAAGTCTAGTCTGATATGATTTTAATGAAGTAATGTAATCAGAATCATTAGTTCTTACTTCAAAGTTGTTTGAAGGTAAATATCCCTCGGGCTCTTTAACATCACTAAACACTACAGTACTTGGTAAAGCACTAAAGCCCGCACAAAACATCCTGTTATCATATACCGCAAGATATTGAGGATAAAAATTAGACTGAAAAGGGTTACAATACCCTTGAATAGTTTTAGTATCAAAATTATGAGCAACGTCATTTGATGTGTAATAAGTTTGAACTATTGGCCCAAGACTTAAACCCATTGGTTGATACTGATTTATATAAGGGTTTGGTAATGGACCGATATTATTAAATACACTAGCAAAGCCGCCTACAGTTGTCCCAATTGGCACCGCTGTTAAAGTGCTTCCACTTGCATTTACTGAATTGATTTTAACAAAAGGGTAGTTCCAAGTAGCTACGTCTTCATTCCAAATATTAATAATATTTAAAGTACTATAAACACTTTGCACACAATATGAATAAACATTTATTGAACTTATCCCATAACCATAAGGCGTATTAAGCATTAAAGTCATAGCAATTGTTCCGGTCTTTGTCGTAGGTAAAAAGCTAGGCCCAGACTGTGGCCCAAAAGCAGAACATACAGGCATGATGTTACTTTCAAAACCTCTGTCGTTTACATAGCTGACATAAAATATTGCTGCACCTGTTCCACCAAAACCCATAATACTAGGTGTGCTCCCAGTATCATAACCATACATAAGACTTGCTGGGATCGGAATAGGTAGACCGACATTAGTTGTTGTTACGCCATCAAACTTAACAAACTTGCTACCGTCGGCAATAAAACATCGATCAACTAAATACTCTATTGAAGCATAGCTTCCACTTTGTAATTGCGGAGCTACATCGTAGGTATAGCCTGCTAGACCGTTTTGTATGCCCATAATATATTGAAGTGAAGAACCTTGATAAAACACTCCACTATTAAATTCATTAAAACTTATTCCGCCACCGACATTACCCCACCCCAAAGCTCTAAAATATCCAACTGGATTAAAACCCATTAGTGAATAACCAAAATGAATAGTAGAACCTTGGTTAGTGAAACTCATACCTTGAAAGTTCCCTGTAGTGGCACCATACCAAAGACCGCCACTTGATCCACAGATCACAACACTTGTTCCATTTAATCTTTGATATTCACTAAGTGCTGTAATTTTCCCAGCAAGTGTTTGTCCCATGTACTGAGTAGCTCCCCAACGCTGAGTAAGAGAGCCAGGAGTTTGAAAATCATAATTCTTAATATCCATAAACTCCATAGGAGTTGTAAGATGCGGTGAAAACTTTGAGTTAATACCACCAAAGTTTGAGTAATTCTCAACTTTTAATTTCTGATTACTCACTTATCACCTCAATAAAAATTGTAATTATCAAAGTCCATTACATTTACGACTTGTCTTGGAATATCATTGATGCGATCAACGGCCATCTTTTTAATCATTTCTTCATATCGGTTTTTCTTAAGCACAAGATTATCAGGAGCTCTGTCATCTTTAATGAAACCGTCAAAAGCCGCAGTCAAACATGCGTACTCTGTAAATTGCTCAGGTATATCAAGCGAGTCAGTTGTCGCACTAACCTCAATGGTCTTTGGGCTGTAATATAACCTTAAAACATTCGCAGTCTGCGGAGTAGGTGACACAGTCATACGGTCTTTTTTAAAATAATAGTTTGTTGGATTACCTAATCGTCTTGATACCATATCTTGTTGATTAAGAGTAATTGGAGTAATAGCTTGCACTACTTCTTCGGTAGTCCCATAATTACTTAATACTACTTCTAGCCTATGTTCTTGTAAGAAGTCCGTTGGTAAAAGATAATCAGCTTGGCCCACTACCATTGTTGTCTCTACTGGTTTTAAATACCAATTGTTACCAGCTTGTAATAATTCATTTTGCACATGCCTTTGTGCTAGATTAAGCCAAGTAATAATTGTAGGTGAAGTGAAATAACCTTGATTAGTATCATCAAGCCAATTTGAAATTAAAGTAATTGCCGTTGAAACTAACATAAGATCCCCTTTTAAATTGTCGGATAAGGCCCAAGCATTCCATATTGTGGATTAGTCCAAGTTGTAGTAATTGGACTAATATCTTGAGGGGAAGACCACGTATTAACCACAGTATTACTATTATAATAATCTACATCAAACCAAATGTCCAAAACCTGCCATATTAACCCACGAGTCAATAAACCAAAACCATTAACTGCACTACCTGCATTCTCTAAGCCATAAGTAACTAATGGCTCACCATATACAAAAGTTGGATCAGGTGTCCCTTGAATATCATATACAGGTGGTGTAATTAATGAACTGATCATTCTAAGCCCATTTCAGAGATCCACTCTTTAGCAATAGTTTTCCAATCATGCTTTTCTAAATCAAGATTAACATTTTCCCATAATCTATTATTTAAAACTAAACGACACTGATCTACATAATCAGCTTTTCCTTCTTCACTTGAACCATTATGATCAAGCATAATAGCTTGGCCTTTACTTTCAGCATCGGCTAAAGTATTAGCAAGAGCTCCAAGCTTTCTTGTAATAGGGAAAACACCTAGTGCGAGCATCTCAAGTCCAGTGATGCAAAATGTTTCAATAAAATTACATGGGTGTAACCAAATAATAGCATCACTCACATCATAATACATTTTAGATTGCTCAGTAAACCCATGATACTTAATCCAAGATCTTTCTTCGATCATTGCTTTTAATTTATCAGCAAGAGCTCCTAAGCCGTATTTATAAAGATTATCTAAACCATAATAAACATGAAGCTCAACTTCTGGTCTTACTTTTAATAATTCATCAACAATTAAAATGCATTGTTCTAGCCCTCTGTCAGGACTACTCATCCAAACAATCTTATTCTTGTTCTTTGGCTTTCTAATAAAATCAAATTTAACTGGATCAATACCATTACGAGATAAGAATATCTTTTCAGGTAATACATTCTGTTTTGCCATAACATAATTCTTATGAAACTCAGATAAGCAAATAATCTTATCAAAGTTTTGAACACTCTCAACTGTCTGAGTAGTTAGATCATGACACCACAAATAGGTCTTAGCTCTTGTTAGCTTTATGTTATGTCTCCAGGCAATATGAATAAGTGGTAAGTTTTCACTCATATACTTATTTAAATGCTTGTTTGAAATATACTCTACACCACTTTCAGCAATAAGAGTGTCTTCTCTCATGTTAAACACTTTAACAGGCTTACCAGTTAATGTGTGTAAATGCCTTGCTATTTGAATTAAAGCTGTCTCGCTACCACCAAGACCTTTAGTTTTATAAAGCTCTTCATCAAAAGGATAAGCGGTCTGTGGTGGGCATGTAATAACAATGTCATTAGTCTGAACTTGGTTATTATCAAGCTTAGTTAAGCTTTCAATTTTTGTTATTTCTTCTAGCATCGCTTTTGCTTCATTATCTTGATACTTATCAAAGCATTCTTTTGCTTCAAGTTTTGCTTGCTCAAGCTTTCCAATATTGAATAAACATTTAGCAAGTTGAAGGCTTGGCACTTTACCATAGCAATCTATAAAAGAGTAAACTGCACCTTCATAAGCACCACTCATCTCTTTTGGATTAATACAAACCTTTGCCGCTCCATAAAAGCCCATAGCTTTATGAATTTGACCTTGGAATAAATAGATATCACCACAAGTAACAAAAAACTCAGCACGACTCGGTTCAAGCTTAATACCTTCAATTGCAAAGTTTAAAGCATGAGTTAATAGAGACATGATTTCTTCTCGTAACTCTGGTTTTAAATTTTGAGCACTTTGAAAAGCTGAATAAGCCGCATACTGATATGCTAAAACCTTGTCATGAAACTCGATGTCTTCACATTTTAAAAACTCCTCAAAAGCCCATATTGCTTTTTGAGGTTGTCCATTTTCATAAAGCTCTTTGCCATAATAAAACTTAAGTCTTGTTGGTAACTTCCCATCACGAGCTTTGATATCATCAAGAATCTTTATATTACGTGACTTATCAGCAATTACATCTTGCTCATCTCTCATGTGATTTACAGACCATGAAACAGCATAGTCTCTAGACCATTCAGGCTTTATAATAATACCTTCATGTAAATCATATTGCCATACTGGATCAAGTGAGCGCTTAAAAACTCTCTCTCTTACAAATGAAATAATAGGTTTCTTTTCTTTATCTAAAGCATAATTGTAAGTATTAAACCAACAATCAGCAAACTCCATTGCATAGTTTTTCCACTGAATGAAAGCATCTTTGTCACTTAAGCAATCATCGAGATCTAACCAACAAATATAATCACAAGTAGCTTTTGAAAATGCAAAATTGCGAGCCTTACAAAAAGAATTCACCCATGTGAAGTCATAAACTTCACACCCACGTGATAAACCAATTTCTTTTGTCTTATCAGTTGAACCAGTATCAACTAACACGATCTGATCAAAGCATCCAGCGACTGAATCAAGTAGTCTATTGATATTCTTTTCTTCATTTTTCGCAATCAATGCGAGTGTAATTGTAGGGAAGGCCATTTATACTCCTTAAGTTTTAGTTACTAATGAAACACTGTTTGTAATTGTTTTGCTTGCTAATGTGTAAGATGAACCACGCGAAAGAATAGTGAAAGCTCCGCTTACTTTATTATAAGTCGAGTTTCCCTCTAGATTTTCTTGTATACGCTTTAAATATCCAAAAAGATCAACTGGATCTGTGGAGCTTGTCCCAAAGCTAGAAGTTGTTGAACCAATACCTACGGCAATAAAACTTAATGATGAATTTTGAGCAACAATTGTATTGCCGTATTCATCAGCCCTATCGCTTGGATCTAATTGACCGCTTACATATCTACCGACTGAACCAGGGCTTGTGGTTGCTGCATCACAAAGAAATGCAATAGGAGTAGTAGTCCCCCATTGAAATTTATAGACACCTGTATTAGCAAATAACTCACTAATCGCAGGTGGTGTTATTGTTGCACCTGTCGCCATGTTAACAAAAAATAAAAACGTGGCGTTAAGACCTGTATAGGTTCTTGGATCGCCTGTCCCGAATCTTACGCCATAAGTTTTCATTTATTTTACCTCTAGTCTTTTTGCTCAACTATTTTTTCACTGTCTTCTTTTACTAATTGTGGCTTTGATTGATCAGCGTAAATCAAATGCAATTTATTAATTAAATGATAAGTCTTTTTTGCAGTCAATTCACCTAAGCCGTCTAAACACAAATTTAATTCTTCTAATGTTAACTCTACTTTAAAATTCATAAAAACCTTTCTACTATTGAATGATATTTGCACTTATTTCTATTCTACAACTTGAGTCACCTGCAAGCGAAGTCGTGGTATTATTATTAGCACGTATGTCAATGTAATCACCTGCAGCAAGCTCAAGTTGAATTGCTCCTGTTAATAAAACAATTTGAGTAGTAATACTTGAAATGATTTTATAATCTAAATATTGAACAGTCGCAGAGTTATTTTTATAAACTCTCATAAACTGGATGCCGCCTGTTCCAATTGTTTGTGCAGCAAACTTTAAGCAAACCGTAACTAAATATTTAGTTGTATATGGAACAGGCGCGACAAACTTCCAACTTGCACCTGTCGTTACACAATTCAAAGTGTCATCCACTCTTGTATTAAATTGAACAATTGTGTCAGCATTTGTTATTGAAGTTCCTGCAGAATCATAGACAGCCGTTACTCTATATGTACGAGAAATTTTACCGTAGTTTCCTACGTTAAGCACTGTCATATTGCTAGCCCAAGTGCCAGCCGTTGCTTGTGTTGATAATGCCGAACCAATAAGTCTTAAAACTATATTGGTTCTTGCAGTTGTTGAATAAATTGAAGTGTTAGAGTCAGCGGCCCCAGCGCCACCTTCTGCTACCGTTGTTGTTAAATCACTTTCTTTATAAACAGAAGAAGAAGCTGCAAGCTCTACAGTCCCAGCGTTATCAATTAAATAAATGTAAATATAAGATGCAGCGGCGCTTGCGTGACCTAATGTAGAACCTGATGAAATTGTTAATGTGATGTTAGAAGTTATTGTTCTTTCCGTTAATGAACCAGTCGCTTGGGTTAAACTTCTAAACACTACTTTACCAAAGTTTGAAGCTGATAAGGCCGAACCATCGGCACTTGTTAATGTAATTGTTAAAGCATTAGCACTTACAGCCGTAGAAATAGCAATATTATCCATTTTCATCGCATTTAATACGCTTGATGTCCAAGTAGGTGCAGAAGTTGAACCTGCAGAAGTTAAATATTGCCCAACGGTTCCATTTGCTAATCTTGTCCCTACTCCAGAAGCACCACCATAAATTAAATCACCACCTGTAGTCATTGGTGATAATGCATTAAATGCAGCATTCGCACTTGCCGCATTTACTCCAGTGCCACCGTTTGCTAATGGTAAAATACCAGTAATCCCAGTTGATAAAGGCAGCCCTGTACAATTTGTTAATACCCCAGCGCTTGGTGTCCCTAATGCAGGAGTAGTAAAGCTAGGACTTATTAACGGAGCTTTTAAATTCATTTGTGTTTGGATAGCAGAAGTTACACCACTCACATACCCAAGCTCTGTCGAAGTTGTAGCTGATTGAGTAAGCTGAGATGAAGCATCAGTAACAACGGCACGTGATGCAGTAATGGAAGTTGTAATTGTTCCTGATAAACTAACATTACTAATTGTTGGTGCAGTTGATAAAACTAGATTATTTGTTCCAGTTGTTCCAGTTGTTCCAGACAAATAACCAATTTGAGTCGAAGTTGTAGCAGACTGTGTAAGCTGTGAACTTGCATCTGTCACTACAGATCTTGATGCTGTTATAGTTGTGGTTATTGTTCCAGACAAAGAAATGTTTGTTAAAGTTGAGGTCCACTTAACACCTGTCACTTGCGCACTATCGGCAACAAGCACAGAGTTATCAGAACCAACGGTTAAGGTTGTAGGAGTGCTAGCCGACTGACCTACAATTAAAGATCCTTTTGCAGTCATGAAAGCGCTTACACTCTCACCCGATTGGCCAAATAACATCATGTTAACCTCAATAAAATTTAACTAAAAAATATGAGAAAAACTTCCTCTCAACTAAATGAAAGGAAGCTTTAACTAAAACGTATTACAATAAACCGAAATGAACTTTAATGTCTTGAATAGGTTTAACCACTACAGTTAAAGCTAAACCAGTCACAGCAGTGTTTGCTACACCACTAAGAACCATTAACACGTCATTTGGTAATAGGTTCATAAGTGTAGAACCCCAAGCCATAACCATACCTGATACCCCAGTCCCAGCAACTCCACTTGTCCCAAATGCACTTGGTACGTTAGATGTACCAGTAGCTAAAGTAATCGCAGTCGCTCCCGCACCTGCAATAAATCTATTTAACACAAGAGCATAGTTTGGTGCTCCGGATAAACCGAAAGCAGCAATTTGGCCCATCTCTAAAACGCAAGGGTAAGGTATATGCGCTACTGTTGCAGTCACTCCCGTTGCAAATGCACCCGCATTAAAAGTAAAGGTCTTTCTTTGCTCTGTAGTATCTTTTGTTCTATTAATAACTCCCATTATAAAACTCCTTAAATTAAATTTTTATTGAATTCTCATTTTTACGTCTAGAATCTTTGCTCATATCAAAGTTAGATGTGTTTACATCTTTAAATGTATTCTTAAACTGATCGCGAAACTCATACAGAAAATTCTCTGTCTGGTTTCTTCGGTCTTTATCTAAACTCTCAATGTGCTTGTCTTCTTGAACCTCAAGCTCTTTGACTATATCTCTTTGCCATAAATCTAATTGACAAAGTCTTTCCCAAATTCTCTCTTTACCCCACTCTACAGCCCGACCACATTTTTTATTGTTGTCAGTTAAAGCAAAGACAAAATGAGGAGTAAGCCGTAGTACTCGAATTATATCCTGATCGTTTAAGTTAAAAGTATCATAATAATACCCCTCCCTATAAATACACAGCTTCCCTTCTGCATTTTTACTACAGAAGAGCTTCTCATCATACTTTTTCACAAAATCAGATAATACTTTCGCACGACTCACTTTTAAAAACTCCCTAATATCTTATGGTGTAGTGTAACCTTGGAGAACGCCGCACGCTGCAGGTTGTTCATTAAAAAGGTTAACGAAATGTCTAATTCTAACTTCCAAAGCATCAACGTCCGTTTGTGCAATATACATAGATCCAGTTTCGTCAGCAAACTCCATTGCCGCAAGCTCATACATCTTAAGAACTTCTGCAGGTAAAAACATGAATTTTAAAGACATGTCTTTATCCGGAACCACTGGGATGCCATTGAAGTCTAGATAAAATTTGCCTTTAGAACCGAAAGTGCCGTCACCTTCACTAGTGTTTGCATATCGTTTATCAGGCGTTAATAATTTTTGATAATAACGAATTGATGTAAAATCAGTCCATACCGCATTGTAACCGTTTACGTTACCACGTCTCAATCCTTCGTTAAATGGAGTTTGCATAGCATCTATTGAAAGAACTGTACTTCCACTTGTTGAAAGATCTGTCACGTTACCTTGATATGCTAAGTTTGTTGATCGATCAACTGAGTAAACAGAAGACGTGCTACCATCAAGAGCATATAATAAACCTTGAATTTCATTGTTTAGTGAACCAGTTCTAATCAAAACATGCCCAACACTTGCAGTAACAGGTTGATCAAGAACTAGAGTCGCAGTCGCAGAAATTGCCGTTCCACTAGAAATTGAATTTACTGTGATACCACTAGCTACCATAACGCCGGCAGTTGTAACGATATCAAAAGTAGAATTCACATCAATGTACTTAAGCGCAGTTTCTCCAGTAGTACGGCCACCGATTACTAATGAAGTTGACGCCACAGCCGCGGTAGAAACCAAAGCTAGATCGCCAGTTCCATCCCAAGACAATTGTCTTGAAATTTCTGTTTTCATATCTTTATAACCCATCTCTAACTCATAAGCTGCGGACCTAACGAAAGATCCTACATCACTTTGAGATGCTTTGATCATCGGTCCTGTTACTCCGAATCTAAGATAGTTGTACTTTGCTGCAATAATTGCTTGCACAGTAGTTTGACGCCCAATCTTTGGTAAGTTACCACCATCTGAAGTCGCGCCTACACCTTGGTTTCTTGATGTTCTGAGCGGACGAATAACTTGATAACCAGACCACCCTTGCTTCACTTTTTCGCAAGCTCTGTAAATTGGTATCTCTTCATTAATAAGATCGATAATAGGACCTTGATAATAGTTTTTTAGCTCTGCTAAACCACTACTCACGCCCTGAAATGCATTAGCCATAATTATATCCTTTCAATTATGCAAACTAATAATTTTACTCTCTGCCTGAGAGATCCCTAATAGCGTTCTTAGTAACTTCACCTAAGTTTTTAAACTTCTGAGGTGCTCTACCTAAAGTGCCACCACCTGAATCTACATCACGAGATTTATTGTTTGCTTCTGTTTGTTTTTTTACTAAATCTCCATATTTAGCTTTAACGAAGCCTTTCATTTGCTCGTCTACAGTCTTAAAAGCAGTTTCCCATGTGTCAGAAGTTACCTTCTCACCTCGATTAAGCGCTTCATATACTCGACCTATTGCCATCTCTGGGATAGCATCACCGTATTTCTTTGAAAGCTTATCAATAGTGGAGTTTATCTCTTGAGTATTTTTTGCGACTTCTTGCTCATGGTAAAATGTTTCAAGTTTTTGCATACGAGACATCATTTCGACATCGTATTGGGGCTTAGCTTGTTGTTGAGACTGATTAGCGCTTTGAGTATTAGTCGAATCTTGACCTAAGACTTGTTTCAAATATGAATGAAATTTCTCAGGGTATAATTTGATAAACTCATTAGCTAATTGAGGATTATTCTTAACATTGTTTAAATCATAATAAAGATTCTCATAAAACTTCTGTTCTGTTTTAAAAGATTCTCTCTCTTGACTTAAAGATTGTGTTTTTTGAGTGTAATCCCTTTGTCTTAACATCGCTGCTTCAAGGTCTTTTGGAGTCATTTCTTGACCTTGATATTTAAACTTACTTAACTTTTCTAATTCATATACCGTTGGCTCTACAGATCCCTTATTAAGATCTTTAGTCCACTCAGTATTACTAAATACATCTTTGCTTGAATTCTCAGGGGAGTTAAGAGTGGTATTGCTACCTTGTTCTTGATTATCTAGCATTTAAAACTTCCTTCGTAATTTTATAACCACAGTAATTAGTGATTAAACTTTTCTCATTCCATTTAACTTTGCTTTTGCGCCCATTGCTGCGCGCTCAGCTAGTCCATTTGATTCACGACCAGGCATTGATCTGTCAGATAATGCAGCAAGTATCTGTCTAAGCATATCGTCTTCGCCTTTTTCATGATTAACTAACTGACCCATTTGTGAAGCTTCGCCCATTTCGTCTTCATCACTCTCAGGCGCTAAATCATTTTCTTCTTTCAAGCGCTTTTCATCTAAAAGTGGATCACCTTCTTCATTGCTATCAGCATACTCTTTGTCAGGCTTTGGAATACCAATAGCAATTTCAAGATTAGGTTTTTTACCTGACTGATGCTCCATCATTTTACGTTTAAGTGCTTCTTTCATTGCGTCCATTGTCTAAACTCCTTGACCTGCATTTTGTTGGTGAATTGATTGAGTCATTTGATTTACATTTGGTAATTGAGAAGGCGGTGTTTGTTGTTCACTTTGCGGTAATGGCATATCGCCTTGATTATCAGTCATAGGAACTTGGCCTTGTTGCATTTGATTAACACCATGTTCAGCCATGTTTTGAGTTTGCTGTAATCCAGGGTTTAGAATGTTTGTCGCTGCATTCATTCTCCATTCCATAACCCAAAAGAACAAAGATTTTTGCTTATCATCTAAACCATTAAACTTATCCTCTAATCTATATTCGTTCATCATTTCTAAATGAACTGCATGATTATCAAACTCATTCATGTTTTGTCGTAATAATATTTGGTCACTTGTCTCAATAGCTTTAAGCACACGCTTAACTTGAGCTTCATCTAATGCTTGTTTCTTCCATATTTCATTAGCGTCTCCAAACTCTGTCATTTTTAATACATGAGAAATAACTTTAGGATCTTGAGGATTGCCCATTAATCCCATTTGATAACGAGAAAGAATTTCTTGATTACGTAAGACTTTAGATTGTGGGACAGTTGATCCTTCAATAACTATAACGTCATGGTTATCAAGTAACTGATCACCCATAAAGTCTTTAACACAGTAACCTAAACCATCACCTGCAGTTTTAATCATACGTGGTATTTTATAGTTCTTGCCTACATACTTTAAGATAAGCGTGCCAATTCTAGCATAAGCAGTTTCGTTTCTAGAAGTTTGGACACCAATTCTTGTTTGATCTTGCTCTTGTAAGAAAGCCATACCGCTAGCAGGTATAGAAGCACTTGGGAGCTCACCTCGACTCACTTCATTAATACCAGAAACAAAATCAAACTCGCTGTTTAAGTTTTCAATTTCTTTAAACATATAAGGCGGTATCTGTGGAATAGTCATAGCCGTAGGTGGCGGTGCATTTGGGACCACGTTATACTCAACAACTTCACCACTATCGTTATTAATTGATTCTTGGCCAAGCCCTGCGCCTTTTGCCACTAGATACTTGCCAGCAAGCATCTTTCTCACCCAATCAGCCATCTTAGTACGACTCACATTGTATTGATCTTGAATAGGTCTTAAATGAGTGATGATTGCTTCACTATTATACCGACCACCGATAATCATATCATCTATTTTGACAATATCAAACTCACCGACTGGTAATTCTTTGTCTTCGAGTAATACACCATTAGCAGTAACTACCATGCGACCATTAGGATGATCTTTACTGCGCTTTTCATAATAGACAATTTCAATAGCACTGTTCTTCATTTGATCATGAGTTTGAGCACCAACTATTCCAACACTTGTTAGTGAGTTAGTCTTCATGTCATAAGTCGCAGACAAAAGCCAAGTTGACTCTTCTTTAACTAAATTACCTCGATCAGGATATCTTGATCTAAAGTACTCAAGCTTTCTAGTTTTTGCTTTAATTAAATATTGAGCATCGTCTATATTCTTTGCTGCAGGATCGGGAAACACATCAAGACAATTTAAAACCTCAAGTTTAACATCGCCTTCATAACCATTAAACTCTCCGGTATCAGGATCAATCATAGGTTTACCTAAATTTGGGTCCCAAACTGTTTGAATATAAGCATGCCCACCTTGCATTGCCATCATAAGAGCATCTTGACGTTTTTGATTAAATCTTTGTTTTTCAAAAATATCTGTAATGACTTCTAAACCCAAACGACAAGCATCTTTGTCTTCTGTCGAATTTGAGTTAGGTCTTACTTCATATCGTGGTGGGTTTTGCGTAAGCCTTGCTAATCTATTTTGAATCGTAGGTAAGATCTTATTAACTTTATATCTATTGCGACTTAGTTTTCGTTTAGGATCGATATTTCTAAATTGTCTGTAAGCAGTGTCATAGTAAACTCCGTCAAACCCAAGAAGGTAGGCGACGTTACACATGTAAACGCCTTCAATAGCGATACGAGAGTTAGTTTGTCTTGTCGAATCTATCTTTTCTTTGATATACTCAACAAGCTTTATCTCATCAGGTGACTGATCTGATATCTCTTTTATAGGCTCTAAATCTTGGGCATCTTTTTTTGATCCGAAAAGTTTTTTAGTTATATCAGATAACTGCATTAGTGCCACTTCCCTAGCTAAAACTGATTACATAATGATTGAATTTAACTCTCTTAATAGCTCGTCTTCTTTGACTTGTTCTATTTCTTGAGTGGCTTCATTTGGGAAGTGAGCACCTTGTTCAAGATTTTTTGACTGAACAAATTCAGGGTAGTTTTTGCACATAACTTTGTCAACTAATGCGTTAACTTGTTTTTGATAAAACAATATTGTTATTACATTAAGCATTATAAGTAAGACTATAACTCCAAAGAAAATAAGATCAGTCATTATAAACCTAATTGTTTTTGCTTTGAAACATGTTCAAGGTATTGCTCACCACTCATCTTTTCTTCTTTCTCTAAAGCTTCACGAGTGCCTTTTAAATAAATCTTAATACCAGGTGATCCATACGTAAGATAACGAGACTTTGAATTTTTAAGTAAGTACTTAAATAATTTCTCACCCACTTCAATAAACTCTTCATCATTCATTTGAGCGGCACCGATTGCCATACGGAAAGATTCTGGATCATCAACAAAGGTTGCTTCCTTTTCATCAACTTTAACTAGACTTTCATCTAGCTCAGGCATTGTGTATATTTCTCCGATTGACTCAGCGATCCCAAACTTATCTAGTGGTGTAATGCGTGCTTTTGCCATAATATTAACTCCTTTTAATTATCGTCTTGGTTTTTATTTCTTAATTTATGTAAATAATAAGCTTCATAGTCTGGATGATTAGGCGCTAATGGCTTTTCCCATTGTTTTTCTGGGCTAGGTGGGAATGCTATAAAATCACAACTTGCAAGTGAGTCGATTAAATCATCATGAGCACCACGTGGAAACATCATAAGCTCAAGTTCTAAATCAGTTAGTCCTTTATTTAAGAAAACCCTATTCCACTCAAATCTAGGGACTAGTGAAAGTATTCTCATCTCTTTTGTTTTATCAGTCGGTGGCTTAATGCCTTTGATCGGTAAAAATATATTCCTTCGCTTCATTTCATCAGCTAGAAAATAACTAATAGCTTTTTGAAATGCGACTTCTTCAATACCAATTGCCATGCAATTAAAATTTTTCTGTATTTCAAAAATAAGACTTATAAGTTGTGTTGGTGTTATCTTGTATCGCTTAGCGAATCTTACAAACCACCTATTTTCACTATCTACGGCAATTACGGTCACACCTGTAAAGTCAGCGGTATCAGCTTGTGAAATAGCAGGGTCGATATAACAGAAGTTATGATGAATCTTTGGTATTGTTTCATAATAGTGAAACCACTCTTTCTTAAATGATTGCATATCAAGAGGGATAATTTCATTTAAGTACTGATTAGAAAATATGTAAGAACCTTGTTCACGTTTTTGTCGCTCTAAGAAAGCATGAGTCAGCTTTTCTGGAAAAAAAAGAGATCCGTCTTCATTATATGCTTTCTTATAAACAACTTGCCACTGCATTAGGTTGTCACTTTTTCTTTTGAACCAATTGATATCATCATTGCTGAATCAACAAAATACCAATTAAGTTTAGGCCAATGTTTACGACAGTAATTAGTAAGCTCAGAAGGTGTCCACGTTCTGATATGTCCTAATGTTCTAGTATCCCAGTTTGGTAAACCACCACCACAAGTATACTTTGGTGTGCTAATGATAATAAAATCAGGATCAATTTGAGTTTTATAAAAGTAATGGACTATCTCGTCTTCATTCCAAAGATGTTCTATAACTTCAAAGCATATAAATATGTCTTTAATTGGTTTATCTGATTTTGTTTTTGTCTTAATAGGGCACTTGATATTTGGGTTTACTGAAATTGGAGTATAGATAAAATCTAACCCCTCATCTTGTAAACCCATCGGAAGCCAATAGTTATAAGGCCCAAGCTCTATGATGTTTACTGTGAAGCCTTGCTTGTTAAGGTCACGTACTAAATCTATAATTAAAACCCCACGAGGTGAGAAGTGAGGTTCTTTCCATTGTTTAGTAATAACTTGCTTATGATGAATTTCTGACTGTTCTATAGATTCACTTGTATCGTTAATGTAATCTTGAACAGTCATGCATTGTTCATATATAAGCCCGCGAATAGTCTCGGCACGCTCGGGATAGTTGTCTCGATAATACCCTGGTAAGTTATCAAGCATAGTAAGTGCAAACTTTATTTCATCAGCACAGACCATGCTTTCTACAGCATTTAGATAGGTATCTAAGTCAAAGTATTTAGGCTTACCAATTATTGAGTCATTCATTATGCTAAACTTGCTCCGCCTGCAGTGTAATTAATTACCGCAGAGATAACAGCCGTTGCGCTTGTTGTTGCTAAGTAAAAACTTGCAGGCCCATACCAAGGATACATCTCAGTTGTAGCTAGATAGTAACCTTGGATTGTGGTAATTGCAGTCGCGCCACCAATGCTTGCTCCACTTTTTGCATTTGGGACAATACAAACAGTGGTTCCAGTTACTAATTTAAGTTGTCCAGAAATACTGCCAGGACCACTTTGAAATAAGTAAGGAAATACAGATGCACCTAGTGCATTTATAATAATTTGTGTAGCTCCGATAAAAGCCGCTTGATCTTGAGTCATGATTTTTCTTCCTCTATTGTGTAAAGTTTAGTTTGTGGGAAGCCTGATATTTTTAATTGCTCTCTTAATATGTAACCTATTAAATCATTTTCACTATAACGAGTGCCAATAATTACGTAAGTCCCTTCGGGTTCTAGAATTGAAAGATTGTATTTATAATGATCGATAACTTTTTGTGACTTATCAGGCGTATTAGAGTTTTTAGGTGAGTTGTAGTCATCGCCTATTATGTAGTCATAATGCTGCCCAACTCTTGTTGTGCCGACTCCCCCGACAGTAATTGATGGTTCTTTTAAGATCTTAGTTCTTTGTCTAACTATTATCTCATCCTCATTCCAAGTCTTTGTTTTAAACTCACCAAAGATACTAGTTATCTCTTGAGATAAGAGATGCCCTTTAATTTCACGCAAAAAAGTTGCTGAGTTAGTAAACAATTCGCTATCTATTAAGATCCTTAAGTTTGGATTAATTAATAAAAGCCAAATAGGGAAAGCCACACACCCAAGAGATGACTTTAAGCTACCACGTGGCACGCAAATAAGCTTTCGAGTCACATTACTCTCTAATGCTTGGATCATTGATTTATGTGTGTAAGGTGATATGTCTTTATAGCCTAGAAAGCAGGACGCAAAGACAAATAAGCTTTTCATTGCTGCGCTTTTCATCGCTTCAATATCACCTGGTAAGACTATATTACTCATTTGTCCACTTGCTTAATGCATCAACAATCTTAGAACCTAGATCTGAAATGGCTTGAGTGGCTTGCTTATCGTTATCGTTTTCTACGTTGATTCGTTTCACATCGCGATATTTTTCTGGTTGTCTGTTTTTTAACCAAAAGATTATGCTTGTAGTGTCTGGTTGAACAAACTCAGTATATTTGTGCTCTATTACTGTGCCTGTTTTTGCATCAAAGAAAAGCTTGATCGTTTCAAACTTGTAACCAAGAGCTTTTTGCAGAAGTGTTGCCTCAACTGTGTTATCAGTTGGCTCTTTTGCGAGTTTAATTTCTTTGATGAGATCGTCTTTTTGAGTTGTCCAGTTTTCAATAGTTCTTGTTGTTAAGCCCATGCGCTCAGCAATTTGCTTATTAGTCTTGCCTTCTTTTGCTAAAGCTAAGACCTCTTGGCCTTTTTCTGGGGTATAATTATGTCCTGCTCTTGCTACTGCTTTTTTTCTTGCCATAACTAAAAGTGTAGAAAATAATTGCATGTAAAAGATATATAAAATGTTATAAAAAAAAGGATTATTTTTGAAAACTCATCTTAAGATTAAACCATATCGTAATTATACCGCATATTATGCCTTTTTATTAGAGCCTGAGCTTAAAATGAAGCTTACTGAGCTTAAAACTTTTCATGATGTAGACGTGCCTGAGTGTATAAGAGAATTGCTTAGAAAATGGACTTTAGAAGTTGAAAAGGAGTTTTTAAAATGAAAATAGGCTTTGTAGCTTCGGCTTTTGATCTTTGCCATGCTGGGCATTTAGTGATGCTAAAAGAAGCAAGAGAAAATTGTGATTATTTGATCTGTGCTTTGCATGTTAATCCAAAACTTGAGAGACCAGAAAAAAATAAGCCAATCGAGACAAGCTCAGAACGGTATATAAGGCTTAGGGGCTTAAGCTATGTAGATGAAGTCATACCTTATGAGACGGAAGATGAGTTATATCAGCTTTTATTATTGCTTAAGCCTAATATTAGATTTTTAGGCTCTGATTATGTAGGTGAAGAGTTTACCGGTAAAGGTCTTTCTCATATCGAAATACATTACTGTGAGCGCTTACATAACGTAAGCACTTCTAATTTGAGAAGTAAGATTATAGCTTCGCTTTCTTGATTAAATCAGAAACACAGAATTGCAAAAGTTGACTAATTGTCCGTTTTTCTTTTTTTGCTAACTTTTTCAGTTTTATTTTGTCTGATTCTAACAGTCTTAGGTTTAGCCTTGCCTCTTTTGTTTTCATTGTTATTTTCCTTTATAGCATTGTTAATTACCTCAATAAAACAATCACATTGAGCAAATATATCGTGCATAGATTTAATTGTTAGTTTTTTATATATAGAAAAAAATTTAGAGCAATGCATACATATCTTACATTTATAATCATTAGAATCATCAAATTTAACAAACACGCCTTTTGTTACATTTCTTGAATCACAACAAGCACAAGTAAATGTTTCATTTTTGTTTTTAGTTTTCATGGTGTTTTTTTCATTTCAATTAATTTTGATATTATCTGAATCATGATATATTTTTGAATTGTTTCTTTAATTTCAGTATCAGTAAATAAATTCAATTCTAATGCCTTTTCCATATCTCGGAATATAATCATTTTATCAGCCATGCTGATATTTTCTTTATCCATTAGTATTCTAAATGTTTTGATATTATCTGAATCTTGATTTTTCATTTTTAATCCTTCCTAGTGTGTTTTGTTTCTATATACACAATATAATGCATATTGTCATACAATGTAAACTGTTATTTTATTAATCATCTGAAGTGTATTAAAATAAGACATTTGAACATAACTATTAGTTATGTAACCTATCGAAGCCAGCTTAAATGCGATATATGCTATATGAGTTAACATACTCAAATTGGCACTATGCTTAAATGTGGAATATTATGTGATTTTTGTATTTTCTTGTTTACTTTAGGTTGAAAATTGTAAAAGATTCAAACACCCGAGTTGGAAGCTCGGGGTTCTAAAAATGACCGTAAAACACCTACGATCTTTTCTTAAATGCTCTACTAAAGAATATTTTAAGTCAAGTCTACTAGTTTTTTTATTTTCTTTTTAAAACCCTAAAGTTTTTACAATTCGGCTAGTCGATGCAAGGCCTAACAGACTTAAAACTAGGCATCGTATTTCAGTTTAAGGCAGGTAGCGTTTCAAGGCCACAGTTGGGCACAAGACGTTAGTGTGCCCCGAGTCGCTGTTGTGCTATAGCTTGGGGATGGGGATGTGCAAAGACAGCCGCTTAGACTAGGCCTAAAGCCGCAGGGATACAGTAGTAAGATGTTTAGTTCAAAAATACGCTTTACTGGAGCTTGCTCTAAGATATTGCCAACTTTTGAATTAAGTATCTAAACCGTTATTTTATTCCGGCATCTGCATTTGACTCGGAATAATTTTAACAAAGTAGGACAAAAGGGCAAGCTCGAGCTAAAGATTTGGTGCTGCTTTAGCGTTTCACTACCAGATAACTCCATAGTGAACGGACCTAATGTTTTACTGAATACGTAAGTTTCCTCTGAATTGACAGTCTGGTTTTCAGACCGTTACCGTGGGGATTGCACCACTATGTTAAAATTATTTTAAGGAGCATTAAATGACTAAAGAAGAAAAAATATCTAAATTAATAGAAGAATTTAAACTTCTAGAATCTAAGCTTTTTGACATTCACAAAGAAATATTAAAAGAATTGTATCCACAAACTGAGCCAAAACCATTAAATCAAGATGAAGTTGAAAAAAACTTATTAAAAGCAATGGAACGAGGTAAAAATTATATTTATCCTATTTATTCACCAAGTAAATATTTAACCAAAGCGTTAGGTTCTTTTTAAACAAACTTATTTACTTTCATAAAATCTATAGTAAAACAAAGTCATAGAAACAAAACACATATAGAAGGTCTCATGAGTAATATCACAGTACAGAATAATCAACTAAGTTTAATACCTGCACCGCAAGAATTTCAGACAATGAAAGAGTTATCTGCTATGGCTTTTAAATCAGGGCTATTGCCTTCTGGAATTAAAAGTGCTGAGGCAGCAATGATAATCATGCTAAAAGGTCGTGAGCTTGGCATACCAGCAATGCAAGCATTTAGTCACATTCATATTATTAATGGTAAGCCCACGATGAGCGCAGAATTAATGCTTACTCAAATTTATAAATGCTTACCTAAAGCAATCATCAATTTTGTCATATCAGATGATAAGATATGTAAGATTGAAGCACAGAGACCATGTGGTAATAAAACTGAGTGGTCGTTCACAATTGATGAAGCAAAGAAAGCTGAACTATTATCTAAAGAGCCTTGGCGTAAGTACACATCAGCAATGCTTAGAGCTCGAGCTATTACAATAATGGCAAGAGCTATATTCCCAGACTGTCTAAACGGAGTTAGTTACACAGCCGAAGAATTAGGTGCCGATATTGATCTGGATGATCAAGGTAATGAAGTTATAAAAGATGTTTCACCGAAAAAAGTTGAAGCTGATAAACCTAGAGTCGTTGAAACTGATAAAATATCAAAAGTTATTACTAATGAAGAGGCTAGCAATATCAAAGATATTGAGAAAGAAAATTCTCATATAATCAATACTAATACTGATATCGAAAAGCTTAAGTCTGCAAAGCAAGCAAAAGAACAAGCCGAGATGAAAGCAAAGACTGAGACTAAACATAAAGACTATATGTTCAAGTCAGGCGCATTTGTTAACAAAACATTTGTAGAAATTGAGCCAGATATACTCGACGCTTATATGGCAAAAATTGCGTACTCAGTTATTAATCAAGAGCCTAATCAGCCAACAAAAGAATTACTAGAAGCTTATGAAGCTTATAAAAAACAAAGAGGTTATTAAATGAATATAAGAGATGAATTAAAGAAATTAAGTCATAAAAAACAAATGCAATTTGCATTGTATTGTGCATTACAAGTTAAGCATTTAATGAAAGATGAAAGAAGTTTGAATGCTTTAGTAAAAATAGAATTATTTATAGAAAATAAAATTACTATTTCAGAAATGAAAATTGCTGCTGCTGCTGCTTATGCTGCTTATGCTGCTGCTTATGCTGTTGCTGCTGTTGCTGCTTATGCTGCTGCTGTTGCTGCTGTTGCTGCTGCTGCTGATGCTGCTGATGCTGCTGATGCTGCTTATGCTGCTGCTGTTGCTGCTGCTGATGCTGCTGATGCTGCTGATGCTGCTGATGCTGCTAATGCTGCTAAAAACAAAGAAAAAGAAAAACAAATAGAATATTTAAAAAAACTTATTAAAAGTGAGGATTAAAATGGAACTGAAATGTAAATATTCACTAGGCCAGCTTATAAAATTTACTGGAAAAGATCTACCTGGAGAGCCTAACAAAATTGGAGAGATAACCGAAATTATTTTTAATCATTTCGGTATTACATATAATGTCGAAGGATATCGTGTGACAGAAGACGAAATCATCGCAAGCTTTTCACAAGACGTTGTTGCAGTTAAGAAAACTAGGAATAGAAAAAAGAAGACTGCTATAATAACTCAAGATGTTTACGAAGGGAAAAGCTTTGCAGACATTTAAAAAGGTATATCTAGGCGATGCAGTTTATTTGGAAATTGATCGTGGGCAATGGCTCTTGTCTACAAATAATGGTATAAGAGACATAGACCGTATTTATTTAGATGATTCGATAATGGAGTCATTAATAGATCATGTTAAATCGTATCAAACTGAAAGAAAAGAGGCCCACGATGAGTCTATATAATACTCTTTTTGGTGTAAATAGTCTTACTCCTATTTTGTTACAAATAGCAGGAATAGATATGAGTGAAATAGCACGGTTCAGAGACTGTTATATTAAAGAAGGTGACGTAATTATTTATACTAGAACAGGTGGCGGTAATAGAGAATGCTACTCATCTAATGATGAGCATTCTGACTGCTATCATACGTTTAACGACAAGCTGACAGAAAAACCAAATTTTGTAACTGATTACGATGATGATTTTGATTCAACTTATGCATATTTTGTTTTCGCTCCACTAGCTCAATATAAAGATCTTGCTATTTCGCTAGAATCAAATGAGCCTGGTGTAGGTGAAAAATTTAGTGATTTAATAGAAAAAATGAAGGTAAATAAATAATATTGACACTGATTTAAAATAACTAAAAACTTGGTGCATGAATAAAATATTGTTTAGTTGTTACTTCAAAGTTGATCGTCATGCTTCAAAAAAGAATGAGAAGACTATTCGTAAAGTAGGTAATAAAAGATTTATCGGCAACAAAGATAAGTGCGACATATCCACTAAGTGGATGCTTCAAAAACTTACTAGTGAACGGTTTAAACAAAGAATTACTACTATAGATTGTGATGTAAATTTATGCTGTACTTTTTATTACCCTTATACGGTTTACTTCACAAAAAAAGGCGTTAGATCTTTAACTATTGGAGACCTGAGTAACCTTTACGAATTGCCACAGGACTGCTTACAGAGTGTTGGAATAATTGAAAACGATACTCTGATCGTATCGCATAATGGTAGTAGTAGGCAGCCTATAAAAAGCAATGAGTACTATCTAAAAATAGTAATAACAAAAACGGAGCGAGAATTTAATGCAGAAGAATTCAAAACTTTTAGTCTCGAACATAAAACTTAAAGAGACTATACTAATTAAAATAGCTGAGCGACCAGATACGTTCTGCGAGTTTAAAGTGACTCACGTTAATGAGTATGATCAGCTAGTATTTAATTTTCGATTAAGCGAAGACATGATAGTTGAGAAGCAAAAAAAGACGATAATTAGGAAGGGGAATAATGAGTAAAGTAACAGATCAATTATTACATGAATTAAATATGCTTTGTGAGACTACTATTGCGATTAAAGATCAGGCTTTAGTATTACGCGAAATGCTAAAATATATTGATTCAGATAGTATTCAAGAAATAGACCAGCTTAAAAAATTGCTAGCTGAAAAAGATCTTATTATTAAGAGATATTTGGATGCAGAAAGTGAAAAGTGTTTATGAAAATCAAATTACTTATAGACAAGGGCGATAACAAAGCTGGTGATATAGTTGACGGTATTACACCTTCGGATAACTTAACAGGATCATGGTATTATTTCTATAGTGGATCAAATCTTACTTCTGCTTATACTGGTGAATATGAAATAGTAAAAGATGAGCCTATCGAAGAGCCAAAACCAGTCGAGAAATTTGATAGCTATCAGAAAAACATGATTGATCTTATTAGGGATCTTTCATTGATAGTCAGCGAGATAAAATTCAAATGAAAAAGTGGGTGTTTATGAAAATCAAATTACTTATAGACAAGGGCGATAACAAAGCTGGTGATATAGTTGACGGTATTACACCTTCGGGTAACTTAACAGGATCATATTATTATTTCTATAGTGGTTCAAGTCTTAATTCCGCTTATGCCGGTGAATATGAAATAGTAAAAGATGAGCCTATTGAAGAAACACAACTAGTCGAGAAATCCGGTAGCTATACTAAAAATATAACATCGTTAATTGCAGAGCTTTCACAATATGTAAGCGAGATAAAATTCAAATGAAAATGTGGGTAGTTTATTTTAACGCGAGTGATTTTCCGTATGCTTACGTAGCAAGATTGTTTGTGGATAATTTGGCAACACGTAACTTTATTCATGCGACAGAATATAATATAATCGAAGAAATAATGCTGAATATATATGGTTTAGTGAAACTAATGCCGCATCCAAACGACGATAAGTGTATCGTAGAAACGTGGGTTTGATATGATCAAGATCTATAGAGGCGTAATACTCTCAGCGTGTGCTCTAGCTTTAGCTTACTTGCTAGTATGTGGAATGGTGGCTAGTTTATGAGTGGACCAGAAGAAATACCAGAAGACAAAATAGAATCATGGCCATGCGATTATTGTAATGGGAATATTACTAAAGTCGGAAAAGGGCATTTTCAATGTGACTCATGCGACTGGGAACATCAAGATGTAATAGGTGAAGGATAATGAGTGAAAACACACAGAAAATATTTGTTTGTCCTAATTGTAAAAGCGAATGTGTCGCAACGGAAAGGCGAATAAACGGCAATTCTCATTGTGCAAGATGTAAGTGGTCTGGTCCAACAAAAGATTTGATTGAAGCTAGTAATGAAGAAATAAAGAGTGAATATACATATCACGGTAAAGAATATTGTACTGCCGTTATAGATGAATCTAAAGATGAGATAAAAAATCTTAGAAAAATAATCGCAAAAGAACTAAGTGAAAATGATGATCTTGGTTTGGAATATACTTATGTTACAATTCTTAAAGATGAATTAGCTCAGCTCAAATCTGAGCTAAGCAAAAAAGATAGTGATATCAAAGAAATTCTAGCTATAATTCACGAACAGACAGAACATGGTACTATTCACCATTGTGGTTATCTCTATGAAAAATTAGAGAAGTTTGAGGTAAAGAATGACTAACGAAACAAGATCACGTATTCAAATGAAGAGTACTAGCGACCGTGAAATTCAATTGCTAATAAACTGGGGTATATTTCTAGCCGCTCCGGTTATCATACTGCCTTGGCTGATCTACGATCTAATCAAAACAAAGCAGTTTGTTAAAATACTAGTGAAGGGTGATGTCAGTATTGCTGACTAAACTTGTGATATGGGTAAACGAATAAGATCACAAGCTGAAATTGATTACGACGAGTACGAGCGAATAACTATTGCTAAAGTAATTGTCGATGTAAACAAGATGCGCAAAGACATGGGTATGCAGTTAGTTACCCAAGTTGAAAAGAATTGCTTACGATGTGATAAGAAATTTTTAGCTTTGAAAAACTCAGCAAATTTTCTTTGCAATCGGTGTCGCTCGTTAAGAGACGATCAAAGCTTTGATATTTGACGATGTGGTTTTCTATTGCATATTTTTTGTTTTTCCGATCTTATGGTTTACGTATTATGTGTATATTTGTTTAGATGAGGAGTGAATAATGGCAACAAGAAAAATTGAACAAGAACTATTTGATAAAATAAAATCAACTTTATTAAAATATAAACCAATTGAGTATCAACATGCTCATGATTTAAAAGACGGTAATGAATTAGTTTATCTTGCAAATAAAGCTTTAGATTTAATGCAAGTAAGGGAAGTACCTCTAAACTCAAATGCTGGGCGTGACGTTTCACTTATTCAAGATACTGTAGGCGGTCCAGATCATTCAGCTTGGTGTGTAAGTCAGCAACAATCTTGCGTTGCTTTTGCAGAAAAAGATTTAGGTATTACTTCAAAGCTTTACGCAACAGAATCTTGCGCTGATCTAAGAGCACATGAAAACGGTATGAAAATACCTTTTGAAAATTCAAAAAGAGGTGATCTTTTGATTTTTAAAAAACCCTCCGGACTTGGTCATATAGGATGCTTTGTGCGCTGGATTGATATGATGAAATCAGCGGTAACACTTGAAGGCAATACTACAAGTGGAAAAGTTGGTGATAAAATAGTTAGAGATGGCGGAGGAAGTTATCAATGTGAACGCCTTATGATTACTGATAGCATGAAACTATCTATGGTTATAAGGGCTTTTTAATATGAGCAAGCAATTCGATAACGCATTTGATTTAATTATTGGAGTCGAGGGTGGCTTTGTGGATAATAAAGCAGACCATGGCGGAGCTACTAATTGGGGTATTACTATTAGTACTCTTAGCTCAGTACTTGGTCGTACTGCTACTGTTATCGACGTTAAATCTTTAACTAAAGAGTCAGCAAAAAGAATTTATCTTGAAAAATACTGGTCAAAAATGTCTCTGGACCTAGTAGCATCTGAATTACTTCAACAACTAATTTTTGATCAGTGTGTTAATTTCGGATGTGGAAAGATAGTCTCAAGATTACAAGATATTCTAAAGATACCGAAAACAATACTTATTGATCAAGCTACGATTAAAGCTATTAACGAATGTGACAGACTTAAACTTGCCTTTGATTTTGTTAAGGCTACGCAAAAAGCTTATATTGATATTGTTAAGCATGATCAAACTCAACTAGTCTTCGTTTCTGGCTGGCTGAATAGATCATTTAAATTACTAGATCTTATTAGACAGAGTGTCGAACTAAAAGTTTAATTATCCTTTACCGCCCGATTAATCCTGATTAGCATTTAGACATGACTAACATGATTACAAATGCTGATCTAGACACTCTCACTGACTATGAAATACTCGTTCTTAACTATGTGCTTAATCATATGAAGTACAAAGAAATAGCATATACACTTGATCTTGAGTATTATGTAATCGCTGAGACTGTGAGAGACATATACCGTAAATTTCGTATCTATAAACATAGTAATGAATACTTAAGAGAAGTTTGGAAAAGGTCTGTAGAGTATACTCAAAAAGAGCTTAAGAAGAAGAGAGACTTGTTGTTACCTATTCCTCTTTCAGAGTATCTAAAAAAACAAATGGGTCTTGAATAGATCCAAAACCCATCTGAGTGTGAAATTAAAGAAAACATATAACAACTTATTTAGTACACCAAATTTAAATTGCAAAATCAAACAGTAATTGCTCAAATCTTTTTATGGCACTTTATACTATTGAAACCGATATCGGTCAATTACACATCAATGACTTAAGCAAACAAGATATACAGGATATAAACGTTATTACTCAAGACCTGATCAATCGTAAAGAATTCGAGTGCAACAAAAAAGCACTTATCGCAGGCTTTATTTGCTGGCTAAATATTCTAATCGAGACAGAAAACACAATACGACGACCATCCGATGGTATACATTAACCTATTCTGTTTTTAGCTATTTTAAAAAATTGAACATCTTTCTCGATACCGAGAAATTTACGATTTAAATTTTTTGCGGCAACTCCAGTTGAACCCGAACCCATAGTAAAGTCTAAAACAGTCTCACCTTCGAGTGTATATGTTTTGATTAAGTACTCAAGTAAAGCTACTGGTTTTTGGGTTGGATGATATCTATTTTTACGCTCTTCTGTGCTAAATTTAAAATCAATAATTTGATCAGGATAATTTGTTATGGTTCTTTTATATTTTTTATGACTTGGTCTTTCTATATATTTTCTAAAACTAGAAATTTTCCCAAATTTATGATGAGAATGAATAGGTTTGCATACAATCAATCCTTGTGGATTATAATTCATTCTATTCTTAGTTTTCCCTATATGATTAATTTTACCATGAGAAAAAATTGATATTGTTTCGATTGTTTTAATAGGTGAATTTTTAGCATGACAAAAGTTTGCGCCTAAAGATTTACACTTCTTCCAATACCAATCATATTTATAAATATCTTGGCCTATAGATCTTAATTTTGAAGAAAAAGGCTCAGTGCCAAATAATGCTATTACTCCATTATCTTTAATGATTCTTTTTAATTCAAAAAATACTTCATTAAAATCTAATAGTTCATCCCATTTACAATGTGTAAGATTATAAGGCGGATCTGTAAGAACAAAATCTATAGACTTGTCTGGTATATCTTTTAATTTTTCTAAGCAGTCACCTAATATTAATTGCAATTTTTCTTCGCTAACTCTTGAGCATCCCTAATCCAATCAAATACCTCGGGCACTTCTTGGTAATGAAAGCCAGAAATTGAACGTGGGCAGTGAGCTTCATCAAGGTCCGTACCCCCATCAACTGTAATAGGGTTTTCACGAATAACTTTATAAACAGTACAGCCTTTCTCTCCACGTATTACTTCATATATTTCGTGGGTTGGGAAAGGTCTTATCTGTTCAGATTTACAACTTATTAAATTACTTGTGACGACGATCAGTGCCATTAATAAGATCTTGCTGCCTCTGTCTACGCTCTTCAGATTGCAAGTTATTGTCGAGAGCATCTTTATACCTCTTTAAATTGTCTTCTCTAATTTTTTTCTTATCGTGTTCATCAATTATTTGGTTAACTTTTTCATAAAGAAAGCGGCCCCCACTTTCAAGGAGCCACTTTAAAACAGTAATAAAAATCTGTTCTAATAATGCAATTAAAAAATTCATTATACGTTTTTCTCAGCCCACTCTTTAAACCAGACTATAAGTTTGTCGTCGTAAGGATTCGCTGTGTCGGCTACAAATTTTTCGAGATATGGAATAAGTAGATCAACTAATATCGCTTTTATATTTACGTACTTTAATATTTTATCCATTAAATACTCCTTCGTTTTATGCAAAACTTGCATGTTTATGCATTGTTACTTATTCTTTGGTTCAAGACGGCCTCTGATGTAAGATATGTCAGAGCCAATTTGAGCCAAAGAGTTTCTTAAATTAGACAATTCACTTTCTACTCTGTCAACTCTCTGCTTAAGTAACACTCCGTCACCGACAGAAACAAAATTATTAGTGATGAAATACACAAACACTGCAATTGTGATACCGAAAGACAAAGTCTCTGCTAAGGTTAATTGCCATTTTAGTAAACTACCTGTTTGATTCATCAATTTCATTATTTCTTAGGAAGTAATTTAAAAGGTGAAGGTTTAACTGATTTTAAATCAGTTCTTAATTTAATCGTGCCATCGGCTATTAGTTGATCTAAAGACGTGCCCGTTGCTAGCTCGACATAACTTACATCTTTACCGCGAGCGGCAAGATTATCAATAATATCTTGTTTTGTTGGCTTGATTAATTCTACATTTACACCTGCGTCTTTTAACCTTTCATAAGCTTTATTTATTCTTGCGCTTGATGGGTTAGCAGGGAATATCATTCTATTTATGTGATCATTATCAGTCGTGTCGTATAAATTAACTTTTGACTTTGGATTAATAAGTGCCGCGTAATCAGCACGTGCTATTAAATCACTTGATGTATTAATAGTAATAGGTTTGTCAGCATTCTTTTCCATCCAAGACTTAGTCACTCCATATTTTGAATCCATCCATCTTAAAGGATCATCAAAATTCGCATCATTAATACGCGCTTCACCTAACATATTAGTATTTAAGTTTGGATTAGGAATAGGTATTGGCATTTTATTTGGATCATAAATATAAGCTTTATTTTGTTTTGATGCTTCGTTTGATAGTTCATTTATCTCTTTTGCTTTATCAGGGTATCGTGCTTCTATCTCTTTAAGCACATCTGGACGCTCAGCTTGTATCCCTGGGTTTTCTGCACCAATTCTTGTAATAGAAGCAGGTTCTTTTCTTTTCTGCATTTCGTTTTCAAATGCTTGCTTCATTGGATCTTTAAATTGCTTTTCACTTTTTTGCGCTTCAAATAAATCAAAAGGCTGTTCTTTACTTGCTTGCTCAATAGGGACAGAAGGGTTTGTTTCTCTAATCGGATACATACCAATATCATCGGCCTCTACTTTAGGAGTAGCTTTGCCCTCACCTTGAATGACTTTCATCCAAGCAGGCTTCTCTACTTGCCCTATAGCGCTACCAAGCATCCCAAAACCTTGCCCTGGTAACTCAGTCATACCACCGGCTAAACCTTGACCTGCAATAGCATGTATTCTTTCTTGCATCGACATATCAGGGCTTTTATCAAATAAATATTGTTCACCTAATTGCTTAAGACCTTCGCCTGCAGCCGCACCCATTGAAGCCGCAGGTATTGCACCGGCACCGCCTAAACCCATACCAAGAGCGCCACCGGCAACACTTCCTAATTGCGGTAATGATTCAAGACCTGATTTAATCAAACCTTGTCCTGACTTCTGTTCATCACTTAAGGGTTGAGGTATTATCCCAAGCTTATCTCTACCGCCTGTTAATTGATCTTGTTGTTTACTACGACTTGATAACCACTCGTTAAATAAATCAGGTGGTAACAAATTGTTAAGCTGATTAATTTGATCATTTGCCATTACTTTACACCTTTATTTAAAAGCCCACGCCCAATTCTAGCGCCACCTTGAGTTAATGGTCGAGTAATTTGAGGCAATTCTCTGTTTAAAACATTGGCACCTTGATTAATTAAGTCATTTGCTATAATACCACCTTTTAATGAAAGTGGACTTGCGATGTAACCACCGGCTTCACGTCCTATTGCGCCACCTGCCATAGCTGGGATTGCTCCGCCTGAAAGAAAGCCAAGACCTGAACCAATAGCCGCGCCTATACCTTTTGCTTTGCTAGTACGTTCTAAGGCTTTACCAGTCACGTCAACTGGACTTAATGAAGGATCGCCAAAATATCTTGCTGCACTTATTTTCTCAGCTTCGCCTAAAGCATCATGATCAATAATTTTACCTAAATCTTTTAAGACCTTTGCGTTTCTTTGGTTTGCACCACTGCCTGCAGCAAGTAAGGCCGCTTCTGGTTTGCCTTCGGCAATTAAATTCGAATTCATCAAGTCTTCTAAGTCATGAAGTTTTGCATGAGTATTATTTGCTTCTGCAAGATCAGGCAGAGCTTGATTTATTTGTGTTCTAATTTCACTTGCCGCTTTCTTTGCCGCTCTTGCCGCATCACTACCTAAATTATATATCTCACCTGGTTTTGCATAAGATTGACTAGCTAGTTCTTGAAATGATGCCTTAAAACGATTAGCTCTCTGAACAGGCATTTCTTTTCCGTTCTGGGTTCCATTTTTAATTTGAGTTAATAAATCATTAATTTGATCAATTTGTTTTTTATCAGTTGGTACAAGCGGATCTAAATGTGTTTGAGCATCAATTAAAGCTCTTTGAATTGGAATAACATTAACCATTGCATCCGAATTCTTTAATGATGAATCAATAATTTTATTAAGCTCCGCTTTTTTTGCAAACAAAGCATTGTTTGTATTAGCACGTGCTTCATCGGCCATTGTTGCAAAGTTACCTTCATGCTTTTTAAATAACTCCTCAACTTCTGGTCTATACTTTTGATAAGTCTCAATTGCTTTCTTTGGAATACCAGTTAACCACTCACCACCTTTTTGTAAGGCAGGAGTAATTGACTCGATACCTTTATTAACTGCTTTACCTACAGCTTGACCGCCCATTTCTGCGCCTGCGCCAAGTAACCCTTGTTTTGCAATTTCTGAAACTCCTTCGGGCTTTTCATCTAGTAAATACTTATTACCAATTTGTCTTGCTGACTCACCAAGGGCACTTCCTAAACCGGCACCTGCTATTGCGCCACCTGGAATAGGTGAAGCTAAACCTAAACCGGCACCGGCAATAGAACCTGCCATTGGTAAAGCTTCCATACTCGCTTTAACTAAACCTTGCCCATAACCAGGCGTTTGCGCTTCTTTAAGCGACTCTTGAGGTCTATTTGCTACTTCACTTAGCGCTTTACTAAAAATACCTTGCTCTTCTTTGACACTATTATTTTTAATATATTCATCAGGATCAAAATTTTTAATATTTTTCTTAATATATTCATCGGGATTAAAAGCCATAATTACATCCCATTCATTTTTAATATTGTTTTTGCTTTTTCAGCATTAGGACCATTAAGATTTTGTTTAGCCCAATCTACCGCTTGCTGATGTTCTGGATCTAATGCTTTTGGTATTAATCCTTGTTGAGTTTTTTGTAATTCAGTTGGCCCGAATTGTCCTTTTGCTTGCTCATAAGCACTTTCAAAAGACTGTGGATACTGACTACCGTATTGTTGCATAGTAGAGCCCTGATATATAGGCGCATAACCAGTATGAATTTTCTCAAGTTCAGAAAATGCTTGTTGTTTCTTATTTTCCATTTCATTTTGAGCAAGATGTTTAATAGCATTCATTAGTTCAGGGCTTGTTTGGCTTACATCAGCTATTTTCCCAGTTAAAAATTGAATAGCTTCATCTTTTTTTACACCAAGAGAAGTTAAATAAGTCGCATTTCTTTCACTTACACCACCGGCACCTTTTAGACCAATGTTAGATCTTACAGCTTGTTGTAATTCATGAAAATCTTGCGGACTTGGGTTAGTATCAATGTTTGAAAGTGCATTACCTAAGTTTTGATAAGATTGAAGCATAGCTTGTGTTGGTTTATCATTCGAAATTGCTTTAAGTGCTGCCTGATGCATATTAAAAGCGTTTTTCTCTGCACGCATTCCAATAGTATTACCAAAACCACCGGCACCATTATTAAGACTTGCTTTATACTGCGCTAACTCTTTAGCGTTATCAGCCGCATACATTCTTTCAATTAGCGAAGTATCTGATCTTAATTTAGAGCCAAGCAATCCTTGTGATTCATTAACATCAATACCTGACATTCCTTCTGGTAATTTTGAACCTGTTAAATTCTCAGCTAATTTTATCCTGCGTAATGACTCTTCTGAGTTAGGTTGAGCTAATAAAGATTTTCTTTGAAGCTCCGCTGAATCACTAGCAAGTTTTTGTTTGTTAAAATCTATTTCAGCTTGTTTCTGTGGTGTATATTTCAACTGACCAGTTTGAGGATCGGTCTCAACACCTTGTAATAATCCTTGCATGTCTTGAGTGCGCTGAATTTGCTTCTGAGTTTGATAAGCAAGCATGCCCTCTTTAATACCGTTAGCCATGCCTGTCATTGCTTCAAAGTTAGGTCCCATTATTGATTACCCCCGAAATTATAATCACCTAAGTAACTAGGTTGTTGAGGTTGTCCGCCCATTTGGTAACTATTCCCATTAAACATATTTTGATTCATCGACATATCAGGGCTTGAATGAGGTGATACATTTTTGCTTCTAGCGCCAGCATAAGTGCCCATTGCATGCTGACCTAAACCAGAAATTGCAGAAACAAACTGTGCTCTTTGCGCTTCCATTTGATTATAGCTATCTGTCAAAGTTTGAAAATAATTAGTCCTAGTTTGTTGTTGTTGCATAGCATTTTGTGAAGCAAGTCTTAAAGCTTGTGCTTTTTTTTGATCACCTTCAATTGAATTAGTAAACTTAATCCTATCTAAAGCATCACCTGTTTGCCCTGAGTAAGCATTACGTAAAGCTTCATGCATCCCTTGAGTCATCCCAGTGTTTGCCATATCAGTGTTACCAAATTGGCCAATTTGACCGACTCTTTGGTTAATACCTTGATTAAGCTCATTACCAAATTGATTACTTGGTCTCATAGCGCTTGCCGCTTGTTCTTTTATCAAACCTTGAGTTTGAGCATCAAGTGGTGTGAATTGAGGCGTAGGTGTTTGTTGATCAAAGCCTAAGAATTTTGAAACTTCACTCATATTATGCTCCCGCCATTAAACCGGCACTACCAAGCAATCCCATAGCCGAACCACCGATCTGATTATTAGCTTGCTGACGTGCTAATTGTTGTTGATAGATAGAATTTTGCATTTGCTGCATTTGACCTTGAATACCAAGACCTGTTTGCATACCGCCTTGTTGGATCTGCGTGCCCATATCAAGCAAGCCTTTATTAGCACCGGATAATTGCCCAGCTAATTGTTGTTGGCCTTGAGATGCTATTTGTTGCTTCATCCCTTCGTTAAGACCACCATAACCTAAACCACGTGCACTTTGCTTCTCTTCGCTTTGATGCTGACCTTGAGCAATACCTGTATTAGCTTGCTTAGTAAGCCGCTCTTGCATTTGGTTTTGCATGAAAGGTAAGTTTTTCTTGTACTCATCATATTGCTCATTTTGTGCTTTTTGAATATCAGACAAGCCTTGATCTATACC